GTTTCCCAGTCACGATCGGGTATTGCCGAAGACGGTACAAGCGCTCTTGCCAATTAGCATAGCCGAGCAGACGCTACGTCGGTACATGGCTCGAATGTGGCAAGCTGGCAAATTGTATCGTTTTGGTGGTACGAATGCGAGACGGGGTTATCGTGCGTTGCGCGATGCTGAGAGTACCATCGAACAAAGGGTGATTAACCTGCTGGAGTCAAATCCTTGGGGATTGGACACTGAGAAAATTGCGGAGTTGCTCGGTGTTCGAGATGAGGTGGTTGCTGATTATTTGCCTCAGATGGAATTTCGAGGACTTTTGTTATTGAATAGGGGCGTGTGGCGCGTTCCGAGTTTATTACAACGCATCGCCTTTGATACTTGTGGAACGTTTGGTTATCGGGCTGCTTAGTGCGTTAGAGCGACTCCGGTAGGCTAGTATGGGGGTATCCTCCTACCCCTTTGGAAATTCTTCTATACGTTCTATTTGCTCCTAATTTCGGTTATCTGCTGTGGTATACAGAAGCGCTCTCGATATGCTCCGAGGGCGTTTTTGTGCGTTAAATGGAGTCTATGGCTTGATACTGAGAGTATGCAGATAGGCAATTCCTATAGTCATATCTTAAAAGGTTAATAAAGCCTTTAGATAGTCTCAGAATTTGACGTGTTTTTATGGTAGGTTCCGTATGGCTGCTAAAAAACGGTATTCGGTTCGTGATATACGCCTTGCTATCGACAAGGTAGGGGCTTCTATTGCGGATATTGCTGCTGAGTTGACTTGTGCTCGAAGTACGGTCCGGCGCTATCTCAAGAATCACCCTGAATTGGCTGAATATCATGCTGGTAAGGGTGGTCAGATGACATCACGCAAACCAAGCTACGAGCGAATTAAGAATGCTATTGAAGGTTCGCAAGGAATCTATACCCGCATTGCCGCTAAAGCTGGTGTTTCTCGTCAGACGGTTGTGAATTACATGAAGGAAAATGCTGAGCTAAGAGAGTTGGCATTAGAGGAGCGCAATTCGCTGGTCGATGCTGCTGAATCTAAAGCATTTGAACTGATTGAGGATGGTGATGGTCCTACGGTTCGATTTGTGCTGAGTACGTTGGGCGCTGACCGTGGGTACAAATCTCAGCAAGCGATTGAGTTAAGTGGTCATGCGATTAGTGCGAGAGCGGCTGCTCTGCTGGAGAAAATGGGTAAGGAGCCGTCTGAGGCAATGAAGCAATTTGAGCAGATGATTGAGTTGCAAGCGGAGAAAATGGGAGTGAGTTCGAGTGAGTAGGATGCTATTGCTCATCTTATTGTGCTTATTCTTGATTGCGTTGGCTCGTCTGGTTACTGAGGGTGAATGGGAGCTGGTCGCCTCTCTGATTGTTGGTTTGCTGACTGCGAGAGATGATCTTGAGAAGATTTGGAAAGAATCTGAACAATCGGAATAAAGAGTATTCCCTAGAGTTAAATCATGGTTGCGTGGTTCGAGCAGATCAGTAGAGAGTATGTATTTAAGGCTACCTACATGTCGTCTAAGGATGGTCATATGAGACTAATCGACATTTCTACTGATGCTGGTGTGTATTTTCGGGATCATATCTATCTCCCATATACCAAGCGATTTAAGCGGCTCGAATTAGAGCGGTTTGATGTTATCCGGTTTCGGGCGAAGGTGAATTCATATCGAAAGAAGCATCCGGCGTTTGTGAATTTACCGAGACATCCTAAGCGCTTGGTTCGGATGATTTGTTTGACGAATATTCATGTGCTAGGTGTACAACGTGGTTGATGAGTATGAGTTAGCGGCTGCTGTCTTTGAGGAGGTGTTTGGTCATGAGCCTCCAGAGTTCCATTATTGGAATGAGAAAAAGTGGTCAATTGATGCTGTCTTAAATGATGGCAATCAGCCGCTATATACTGTGGATTATGAGCGACGTGAGGTATTGCTGCATTTGCATGAGGGGCAAATGAAAGCATGGAGAGCCGAGCGTCGTTTTGTATTTATTATTGCAGGTACGCAAGGGGGGAAAACGTCATTTTTACCTTGGTTGCTTGCGAGAGACATCCTCAGAGAAGATTATGACACGGGCTTAGGTGGTGATTCCCTGGTGGTGACTGCTACTTATGATTTGTTCAATCTCAAGTTATTACCTGCTATGCGAGAGGTATTTGAGGATGTCCTAGACATCGCCCGTTATCATGCTGGCGCTCGTGTATTTGAGTTACGGAATGCTGAGACGGGGCTATTTGATGCTGATCGTGCTGCTGATGGTCATAAGATGTTTGGTCGTATCTTTTTGCGCTCTGCCAGTACGAGCAAGAGTGGTAAATCCTCACAAACGAGCGATGGTGGGGGACTTGAATCGGCAACAGCTAAACGAGCAATGCTCGATGAGTGTGGTCAGGACAGTTTCAGTTTTAATGCTTGGAAGGCAATTCGTAGACGCTTATCCCTATCACAAGGGCGGGTCTATGCTGGGACTACCCCCTACAATCTCGGATGGTTGAAACAGAAGATTTATGACCCTTGGGAGAAACGTGAGCGCCAAGATGTTGACCTGATTCAATTCTCTAGTGTGATGAATCCTGCATTTAGTCAAGAGGAGTTTGAAAGCGCTGCTCTTGAGATGCAAGATTATGAATTTGAGATGATGTACAAGGGCTTATTTGGTCGCCCTGCTGGTGCTATCTACGATATGTTCATTGATGATTATCGTAAGAATGGTGGACATAAGGTCAAGCCGTTTACTATTCCGACTAACTGGGCAAGGTATCAAGGGGTTGATCCTGGTGTCATCAACTGGGCTAAAGTTTGGGCTGCTCATGATCCTGATGAGGATGTTTTTTATTTGTATCGTGAACAATTTGGTGGTGAGCGTCGTACTGCTATAGAACATGCTAAGGGCGATCTTGAGATTGAGCGAGAGCACAATGAGCGCGTAGTACGACGTGGTATCGGCGCAAAATCAGAGAAGTATGTCCGTGAAGATTATAAAAAAGCTGGTGCTGTTGGTGTCAGCGAACCTGACACGAACGATGTTGAGGAAGGCATAGACCGAGGGGTCACATTGTTTAAGCAATATCGGATGTACGTTTTTGATGATTGTGTGGATTTGATAGATGACATTATGAAGTATTCGAGAGTGATTAATGAGTTAGGTGAGGTGACTGAGGAAATTGCTAATAAATCAGCATTTCATCTAGCCGATGCTTACCGCTATTTGGCTATTTTGCTGGTGAAGGGTAAGCCTAAATCTCGAAAAGGTAAACGGGTGAGATATGCTTAGTGAGTTAAAAGAGAAATTAAAAGGATTGGTTGCTGAGAACTGGGTTGATATTACCCAGAAGCGCGGTAAGTTGGTGACGTTGTATCGTCAATATGATGATGGTGAGCATCGGGACGGCTTGACATCTCGGCAAAAGACACAATTAGGCATAGCTGCTCGTGAGGTCTTAGACCAATTCAATATTAATTATATGCCGATGGTTGTCGGTAAAATGGCAGAGCGGCTCCATGTGACTGGAATTGAGGTCTCAGTTGAGGGTGATGCTGGGGAAAATGATGCTCAGTCATTCATTGATGATTGTCGTAAATTCTCGCGTTTTGATGAGCTGGAAAAGCAGGTCCATAAAGCTGTTATTCGAGACGGATATACCTTTGTGATGCTGAATTATGATGAGGAGAGTGGTCTCGTCAAGTGGGCACATGAGGAGGCATGGGATGATGAAAGTAAAACGGGTATAGTTCCGGTGCTTGCTCCAGATTTGGAAACATTGGCTGCTGTCATCAAGATTTGGGATACCGAACATACGACATCGGGCACAAATAAGCGGGTAAACATATATTATCCTGATCGGATTGAGAAATACACCACAACTGAGGATAGTGCTCTTAATCCATATACTGAGGATACTGACACTGATGAGACGGGGGTTGCTCCATGGATAGCTAGCAAGTTGGGTGATGGTCAAGCTATCGGCATTCCTATTTATATGTTCTCGAACAATAAGAAGAAACGTTTCCCGCTCGGGTGCTCAGAGTTGCATAATGCGGTTCCGTTACAAGATGCTGCTAATTGGACGTTGGTTGATTTTGTAATGACTGGTCGCTTGTCTGCTTTTCCTTTACGGACTGCTAAGGGGTTCGTGCCTGATGGTGATTTAGCGCCTGGTGACTGGGTTGTATTTGGTGATGACAAGGATCAGGCTGATATTCTCGCTGCTATGGATGCTGGGGTCATAGCTCAAGCCTCATTGGTACCATTCTTGGAGGCAATTACGCATATTGAGGATCGGATGAGCGTGATTACTCGCACTCCGATTCCTAGCACAATGGGATCGAGTGCTCAATCTGGTGAGGCGTTGAAGGAACGTCAAACGGAGTTGATTGAAAAGGTGCAAAATGCACAGGTGATTTTCGGCAATGTCTGGGAGGATATTGCTCAGATGTGCATCCGGCTCCGTGAGGTGTTTGGTCAGAGTTTGACATCGAAGGCAACGGGGTATAAGACACGCTGGCAACCTGCTCAGATACGGAATGATCTGGAGATTATGCAAGCGGCTCAGATTATGCGTGATGCTGGGTATGAGCGAGAATTTTTGAGGCTTATGGGTCAATTGCCTTATTTGGGTTACGATGATGCGAAAATTACTCAATTGTTGGATGAGAAGATTGAGTTTGAGGCTCGTAAGGCTGGTACGTTTGGTATTCCGGGTATTGGTTCTCGTAATGGTGCTTTCCCATTTGCTGGTTAACTTGGGTTAATGGTCATTCCTTAGAGTTAATTTTGTGCGTTAGATGATGATTAGTGGGCTACCGTTTGGGTAGCTTTTTTTGTTCGTTAGATATGAGGATGGTCAGATTATGGCTGCTGCAACTATTACTGAGGCTAATGTCGATTGGCGAGGTGGTACGCCTCCAAAGCGTGTTACAGGCGGGGCTACGATTACTCGTATGCTAGTTCTGTATCGTGATAGTTCGGATGGTGAATACAAGATCGCTGATGCTGATGATG